CCATATTGGGTAAAAATGCAATCCGATTGCGTTGCTTGACGGGACAATCGCTCCCGATATGATGTTGTTTCCATAGAGTAATGCTCCTGAAACTGGTTCTCTGATTCCGTCAATGTCAACAGGTGGTGCAGCTATAAAAGCTATAAGAAAGCAAGTTGTAGCAGTTAACAAACATGGGATCATAAGCACACCAAACCATCCCACATAGAGACGGTTGTTTGTACTAGTGACCCATTCACAGAAACTTTCCCAGTTTGATTTGGTTAAAGTTAATGTGGTCATTTAAAATATACCTGGGATAAGTTGTCCAGTAGTAGCGTACGCTCCTAAAGCAGCGATCACACCAAGCATAGCGGCGATACCGTTAAGTCTTTCTGCTTTTTCAAATTGCTTGTCGTTGTTCATAATAATGGGTTGAGTTTCTTTAGCGAAAATGTTCTGTTTACCGTATTCAGTAGTAACAGTCATGTGGATGTTTTAAAATAATAGTACAGGTAATGGCAATGATGAACTTTCAGGTTGCCACGTTTGTTTAATCTTTAGGGTCGTAAGTTTTTACATATGAATCGTAACTATCTTTCCTACCTTTCCATGCTTCATGGAATGATTTAAACATGTTACCATAGTCTTTCAACCCTTTGCCTACTTTCTTTAAAGTTTTTTTCATAGTTAGAAATTAATGTTGGATCGTTCTAGCTTTTGAAGTATTGCTTCTCTATACGCAGGGTCATCACTGTACCTTGAATCTTCCATAGCTTTTACCATTTCTTGTTGGCTTTGGAATACATCAGATGTTTGCTTAGGTGCTTTACCTGTAACTAACTGACCATCTTTACCAACTTTATCTTGATAACGTAAAGCCATAGCTTGTACAGCAAAGTAAGCAGCTAAGGTATCACCCTTATCCATTACTGCATCGTACATTTTAACTTCTTGTTCAGGCACATTCTGATTAGCCCAACCCATCATATTATTATAATTCTCTTCGCCTCCTACAAGACCATGTATTTGTTGTACATCTTTATCTGTAAACTCTCTAGACTGTGGAACTTGCTGAGCTTGTGACCTTTGCTGCATTGCCATCTTAGCAACTTCAACAGGATCCATTTTAGACAGCTTATCAAAAGTTTCCTTAGTTATTTTACTAGTAGTACCTTCTTCCCATAGTTGATCTAAGAAATTAGGTTCTGTATCTTTTGGTGCTTCCTCTTCAGGTTCAGTTTCTGATTCAGTTTCATCCGAAGCTGGCTCAGATTTTTCGCCTAATTTTTTTTCGAGTTCTTTATAAGCTGTTTCTAAATCTTTAGGATCTTTATATTTACCTGCTAGTAGCTGCTCTTGATCAGCTTCTAATTGTTCTCCAACTTGTAGAGAGTCTTGCTCTTCCTCATTTAGAACCTCATTATTCTGAGGTTCCTCATAAGAAAGTGTTTGTTGTTCTTCCGTCATGCTTGATCAGGTGGGGTTGTGATTTCTCCTTCCATAGGAGATAGTTGTTGTGCTAATGCAGGGTTCTTAGATGGATCCATCATTGGAGTTTTCATCAGTGCAGCTTGTTGTTCACCTTGCTGTTGTTGCATAGCCATCTGCTGTGCTTGCTGCTCTTGGGCTTGAAGTTCTTGCATTGATGTAACAAGATTTAATACATCTATTCCTGATGCAGCAGCTAATCGTTTTATAACTTCCTCTGGTTTAATAAACTTTTGTACAGCATCTGGTCCCATTGTTTGCGAAACAATAGTTAAGAACTGACCTAAGCTTTCTCTATCTTGACCTCTACCCAGTGCGTTAACACCAGCAACAATAGTTGGTTTAACAATGTCTTTTGGTAGACGTGGTATCTTTCCAGATTTTTGGAATTGATTAAGTATTCTATTCAAATATGGAAGTAAGAACTCAGTAGTAAGAAGACTGAATAGCCCACCTAACTGTTGCTCTAACTCCATTTGTGTGAGGCGTACCTCTTCGGCTGTCGTGCGTTCACTTTGCCTGACTTGCATAACTAAAAACGCATCGTTGATACGGCGTTCTAGTTGTTGCATCATTTCAAATGCTGTTCTAAAGTCAGCTGTTTTACCTACTTGTACAACACCAATGTCATCAGGTCGCCCTTGTATAATAGCACCATTACCTGCACTTGCAAGCGTACTTGGTTTTGTTGTACTAGAAGGTGAGACTGTAAACACAACTTTTGCTGCAGCTGCTGATCCTTCTACTAAGGCTTGAGACAGTGCATCTAATGATTTCAAGTCGCCCATAAACTGACCAACTCTTCCTCGTCCATAATTCTCACCGTCAACAGTATTAAACCTAAGAGCTATCCAAGGTGTTATATCAACTGGTGCTTTCCCGTAGGATTTTTCTAATATCTTTCCGTGTACTTCCTGATGCCAGACGTATCTGTTGTTGTCTCTTGTGACGTGGGTGTAGATGTCGCATTCTTCAACACTATCATCAGATCCATCAACTACTGTATCATACTGTTGTAGTATATCTTCTGGTAGTTGATCTTCAATTAATTTTTTTGCAATAGTTTCTTTCGTGATTATTTCGATCACATTGCCGTTGCCATCTCGTTCTACAACGTAGCGGTTAAGAGGATATAACTTCAGACCATCCTTATCCATAAAGATAAGTGCATTACCTGCTACTACTAAATGTAGGAGAGCTTCATGCACTATGACACGATCATTGGAAGAAGCTATTGCTTCTAAGATAGTGCGTTCAATCTTTGCAAAAGATAAGTCTAGTTCTGATTTAACCTGTGGACCAAATTCCTGACCAAGTTGACTTTCATCTACCTGTAGCTTGAAGAAGCTAGTTTGTACAGGGAGCATAGCTTGCATAAGTTTTGCTGCTAATGTCACTGCACCTTTAGCTCCAACTGATTGCCAAGGCGTAGGAAGATGTCTCATCCCCTTGGTGTATTGATCCTTTAAGATTAAATATGGAAGAGTTAATTCTGACCCTTGTTCTGCTTCGTCTAGAAACTGGGTACGGTCACTTGATAAATAATCGTATCTAGTTTTTGCAGTCATTTTATTTAGTTAAGTAAACCTGAATTTAAAGATTTAAAACCATCCATCATTCCTTGGAAGTTATCCATTGGGTTATAAGCAGATTGAACACCTCCAGGATTTAGACCGCCATAGCCGTATTGACTACCGCCGCCCATGCCTCCTTGTGGTCTCATCATATTCATAAACATCATAAACTTCATAAAGTTACCCATGCCATCTTCATTACCTGATTTTGTATCAGCTGCTGCTGCGTCTCTATCTGTGAAAAACTTAGTTAAGTCATCCATTGTTAGGTAGCCGTTAGCATTCTCAGTACCTGTATCAGTACCTGTATCAGTACCTGTATCAGTACCTGTATCAGTACCTGTATCAGTACCTGTATCAGTACCGCCACCAGTTATGTTTTGATAAGTAGGTAACGTAATATTATTTGTATCTGCACCAATGTCAGCTAAGATTGCAGCTGTATCGTCAGCAGTTCCAGCCCAGTTAATATTTTTATTAAAATCAGCATTGTTAGCGTCGTAATCTCTATGTAAGTTAGTTTTAGTACCACCAACACCTACCATTTTATCTAATGTAGATTCGTCGGTAACACCACTATCTATTAAATCTTTTCTATTTAAAAACTCACTGCTACCAGAAATACCTGATCTAATATCAGCCTCTGATTTACCTAGCCAATAATCAGCATCTAATTCAGAACCTGCACCAAATGACGCATCACGTCCAAGTAATTCGTTGTAAAGTTTGTTTACTGATAATCTATTTTTTGATGTGTTAGCCATTTAATTTTCCTCTTTAATTCGGTTGTTAATCCAATCAACTACTGAGCGTTGACCAGATTTATACATGATTGCTCCTATATCTTCTTTAGGATGTGGGGTTACAGGTGGAAATTTTTCCTCCAATTCTTGAAGGATTGACTCTAAGTTTGGGCCGAAGATAGGCTCAAGAGTATTGGGGTAGATTGACATTGCTGTGCTCGAAAAAGGCTGGCATTCTTGCTGACTTAGTTTCGGAAAGCTCTGGAGCTTTACCTTCATACATAAGTCGATCACTAGTATCCAGCCAAAATTTTTTACTTAAATATTTATCGCCATAGGTATTCTTACCTAATGGCTCCATGATCCAATTAATTGTGGCCTTCCTAAGTTTGTCCAGAGAATTACTAGGGCGTAAACCCATATCAGCACATACGAGACTATTAGCTGCCACGTGAATCTGTTCGTCTCTGGAAATATCAGCTGATACCGTTCTGAGACCAGCATCACCATTAAAGCGAAAGAAAGGTAATAAAACAAAGAATATAGCACGTTCAGCTACTAATGCTTTAAGTATTTCGTGATCAGGATGAGCCATCCAAGCATCCCTTAATCGGAGTGCTTCAGCTTCAGCCTTTTCATCAACGCCTATTGCGTTGGTAATATAGTTAAGAGCAAGATCATGTCTGATCTCATCCTTAACATTTGATTCTAGGAGAGTCCTCGCAGATGAGGGAACTTCCTTTCCAAGTGTCTCAGTAATCCAGTCACCCACAGGTATTTCCATGTGGCGTACTGCGAGACAACGGTAGAGGGCTTCTTCTGCTCCCTCTTTAAGTTTTCCAGCTGTTGTTTGGACAGGTGTCCATGTTCTTTTCCGTCTGAGTAACTTATCATATGGGTTCATTCTTGACAATCGCATTGGGGTTCGTTTTCTAGAATCCCTTGCAAATAATCTTGGACATCATCTTCGTCTAACGCTGCATATGCACTTGACTTATCTTGTGTGTCACCCATCACTTGCAATGAATAATATAGTGAAGTTTGGGGACTATTTAGCCACTCTTCAACGAACTGTTCGTCGTAGGTTACAACATCACTCCAAGAGTTAAATGAGTATCCATGAAGAAGCCCTGTATGGTTTAACATATACATTAGCTCGTCAGTTACCTTCTTATAGGCATCCCAACCAACCTCTGAGGCAATTTCTACATCACCATATTCATATGTTTGTACACCAAAGGTTCCTGAATCTCTATCTACACTCCTAGCTATAGGAGGTGCAATTTCAGGTGTACAAGTAAAGCCTTCTCTGTCTTTACTCTTATAGGAACAGCTTGCGGTAGGAGCTATGGCAAATGCCCGATCCATATTATATTCTCTAGCAACTTCAGCCGCACTCTGAATGCCTTTATAAAATTCTGCTGCTAATAAACCAGCTATACCTAAGCCAGGTATGCCATCATTAACTGCTTGTAGTGCATCACCAAACTGTTTGTAGGTGACGTTGTTCTGCCTTAATAGGTTAGCTAACCCAAGGCATCCAAGTCCAACTTGCCTGTCGGTCTCCGAGGGGAGGTATTCTCCAGAACTGTCAACGCCTGTTTTGCTATGGAGGTTGCACAAATCTCGCATACCTTCAACAAAACCTTTTGACACGTCGGTGATTTTACAGGCACCGAGATTAACGTGCTGGAGGAGGCAAGTTCCTCGTGATGGCAGGTAAACCTCAAGGCATACATTGCCTCTGATTCTTTTTCCATTTCTATCGTGTTTAATTTTATTTAACCATATATCTCCAGATTTTATTCCGTAGATGATGGCGTCTTGAACGAGTTTATCAGCCTCAGCCCATTGTCTTGGTGTAAGGTTGACGCATCGTTTGATCCAAGGGAGTTCTG